TCACTCATGCGCGGGCTCCTTGCGCGTGCTGCAGGTGGTGGTGAGCGCAGCTAAGTGCATGCTTGCGGCGATTGCGGCCAGCGCAAGCACGCCCGGGCCGGCGGTGAAGTACAACATGCGCAACGGGTTGTTGTGCATCAGCGTCCAGGTCGCGAACGCGAGCGGGATGGCCAGCACCAGCAATTTCGCTGCCAACGGCCGCAGTACGGCGATCAACGGCTGTGCGCCGAGGAACAGCACGAACGCGTAGTACTGCGCGAGGCCCAGGGCGATGTTGCCGTGCGAGCTGAAACCGACATGGTCGCGATACCAGTTCATGCCCAGCGGCATCAGCGTCCAATAGAGCGCGCCCACCAGCAGGTGCAGCAGCAGGGAGATCAGCAGGGATTTGCCGTGCAGGAACATGGGCCGGGGCGTCCGGGCGGGGCAGGGTACCCCACCGCGCAGGGCCCGGATCGCCGTGCGTGAAGACTGTTGACGGCGTGAAGGAATTTGGACACAATAGCGCTCCTTCGACGCAGGTCGAACGGAATCTGCGGGAATAGCTCAGTTGGTAGAGCGCAACCTTGCCAAGGTTGAGGTCGCGAGTTCGAGTCTCGTTTCCCGCTCCAGATTCTACAGGGCCCCGGTAGGGGCCTTGTTTTTCTCCCGCCACGGCAAGGCGGGGCACGTTGGGCCACAAGGCTTTGCGCGCAGTCAGAAAGGTGAAATCGCTGGTGTGTGTTCCGGATTTCCGGTACCATGGCGGCTTACGCGGGAATAGCTCAGTTGGTAGAGCGCAACCTTGCCAAGGTTGAGGTCGCGAGTTCGAGTCTCGTTTCCCGCTCCATGTTTCGACAAGCCCCATCGCGGGGTTTTGTCATGTCAGGGGCATCGTTCCTGGCCGCGGTACGTTGGCCTCATGGCAGAGTGGCTATGCACCGGATTGCAAATCCGTTTACAGCGGTTCGATTCCGCTTGAGGCCTCCAAATAAACCCCTGATTTATCAGGGGTTTTTCTTTGCCTGACGTTTGAAGGCAGTCCGCAAAATCCCCTGATTCGGCCATGAAATCATCGGTCTGCCACCCGTTTTCGGGTGGCAAACTCGCGTTAACATGTGTCGAGTGCGTTTACGTGAGTTTGAGCAGGGATGGCAACCAAGCGACGCCGGGGCGACTCCTGGCAGTACACGATCAAACGGGCAGGCCTGCTGCCTCAGCCTGTGTATCTGAGCTTCGCGTCGGAGGCTGAGGGCGACGAATACGTCAGGCGCCTGGAGGCGATTCTCGACCGCGGCATCGTGCCAGAGGAGTTGGCCAACACCAAGGCGGCGGCAAAGGATCTGCGTAGCCAAGTCAGCGAGTATCGCGGCGCGCAGCACATCTCTGTGGATGATGAGCAGCTGCTGCCGGTCCTGCTGTCGCGGTTGCCCATCGGCATCACGCTTGCGCAGCTCACCTTTACCTGGGCGACCGAATGGGTCACCACGATGAAGCGTGAGCAGAACCTCGCGCCTTCGACCATCCGGCATTACGTGGGGGCGTTGTCGCGGGCTCTCGATTGGTTGGCCGCTCACGGTGCGCTGCCCATGAATCCGCTGCGTCTTCTGCCGCGCGGCTATTCCACGTACACGCCCGACGACAAGGTGGCCGTGGCAAAAATAGAAGGGCACGCGAAGACCGACCAGGAGCGCGATCGCCGGCTGGAAGATGGCGAGGAAGCTCGCATCCGCGCGATCTTGGGTGGGGCGAAGCCGGAAGGCCGCCAACGGGCGCTGGACCTTCCACATCGGGATGCGCTAGTGCTGATGTTCGATATGGCGCTGGAGACGGCCATGCGCATGCGGGAGATCTACACGCTGGAGCACAGTCAGATAGACGTCGCGCGCCGCACGATCTTCCTGGACAAGACAAAGAACGGGAGCAAGCGCCAGGTGCCGATGACGTCGGTGCTGCTAGCCAAGCTCGCGGCGTACCAGGGTGATTTCGGCGGGCGGTTGTTCCCCTTCTGGGAGGGAGAGCGGAGTCCGCTGGCCCTGCGCCGTGTGTCGAGCAAGCTCTCGCGCCAGTTCGAGCGCATCTTCGTTGCGGCGGGCTGCGCGAATCTTGGCTTCCACGATCTGCGTCACGAAGCGACCAGCCGACTTTATGAAAAGACCACGCTGACGGACATCAAGATCGCGAGCATCACTGGACATCGCGATCCACGGCAGTTGAAGCGGTACGCCAACCTGCGCGCCTCAGATTTGGCCGATCAGCTCTGGTGATCGGCCTGCTCGTAAGCGCGCAGGTCGGGCGGGCTGATGCGGCGCGCCTTGCCCTTTCGCTTGGCGGTCGTGGCCACTGGAGCGTTGGCGGCGGGCTGGTTGCCAATCGCTGACTTCTTCCGCTCCGCTGCCTGCCGACGGCCTTCCGAGCGCAGGAAGTCGATCAGATCCTCGCGGAGCATGACGGTGTGCTTCTGATTCAGGCGCACGGCTGGCACTTCACCCTTGTCAACAAGCTCCTTCATGGCCTCGAGGCCGAGGCGCATCATCCGAGCGGCTCCCTCAAGGCCTAGCGTCTCGTCCAGGCCCTCGGCGTGGCTCTCACTGCTTTGCTTCATTCGCCGAGGCTCGCGATGCAGGTGGTGATGACTCATCGGCGCTCCTTGTGCCGCACAGCAGGGTCGATGCCATAGGTGTCGGCGAGGGCGCTGGTCAGCCGGTACGCCGTCGCGCGGCTAACCCGGAATCGGGCGATGACCTCTTCGGTGGTCGGGAACTTCTCCTGTTCGTGCGCCCACTTCATGAAAATCATGATCGATCGCATGTAGCCGTAGCCGGAGAGGTCATGCTTCGCTCGGCGAACCTTGACTACTGGCGGCATCGAGGCGTCGGCGGAGAAGTCCCGCGCGCCGAGCCCCATTGACGGTGAGAAGTTCATGCGAACAGGTCCGGTTGGGACGTCAGTGCTGGTGGCGGCGGGGTAGCGACGGCCAAGGGCGCGAGCCTTACGCGGATCAGACACTCTCCCTCGCCACGCATCTGCCACGGTCTGCCGGCGATGGGAACAAGATCGTGGAAGCCACCGCCACCGCCACCGCCCACGCGGTCCTTGATCTTCACCTGGTAGTAGTCCCTGCCGCCGAACTGTGTGTGGTGCCCGGGACGCGGCCTCACCGAGACGACCGTGAAAACGGGAGTCAGAAGGTGCCACTCGCTGGCCCGCACTTCATCTTCGTAGTGCCACGAGCCATTCAGATCACGGTCCATCGAGATGACCTGGTCGCCCACTTTGAAAGGCTCCAGGCGCTCGACGTCGCCGTGCACAGACTTGTGTACCGGAGGGAAGAAGTCGCGGATGGAGAAGAGAAGCCCGCGGCCGTTCGCGTCAGTGAACTCGGCGATGGGGAAGTAGGCAACGGCGATGCCGCCATCCCGAACCAGATAGAAGGCGGTGCCGCATGGGGTCGGCCCGGCCGCCTCGTGCTTCCGCAGCGACTGGCGCGACCAGCCGCCTTCCAGCAGGTCCAGGACAACACGCTCTGCGAGATCCATTCCGATCTCCCGGTGCATCATGCGTTCGCGCTGTGTGTCAGCCATGAGCGCACCTCCGCCAGCACCAGGCACATGCCCTACCAGCCAGCCGCCCCAGCCAGAGGATGACGCTGCCGAACAGGAACAACCCCAGCATGATGGCGAGCCGCACGGCCACGGTTGAGAGGTGGTCAAGATTGATTGCTGTCATCGCCAGCCCCTCAGATAGTCACCGAACGTCACGCCGCCGTCGTAGTTCAGGAACTGCTGGTAGCGCTGCTGCGACCTGGTCAGTTTCGGCGGCGGTGGAGTGTTCTCCTGCACCGCAGCCCGGCCGGCGTCGTTGACCGTAAACAGGTCGTCGCCGCCGGTCATCGCATTGCCCACGCGCTGGACCATGTACCCACGCGCGACCAGCGCCAGGCAGTGCTGGTGGTCGGATCCGCCTTCGCCCGTGACGAAGTGGTTGCGATAACTGCGCTCCAAGCCACCATCACCCACGCCTAGGGCGTGGCGAAGGATGTGCAGTTCGGCCGTCGGCAGTGCGCCGATGGTGATCTGGTCAGCCATTGCTCGTCACCTCATGGCCGGGGCAGCCGCCGCCGGCATAGTCGAAGCCCTCGCAGGCCTTGCCGAGCGGGATGACCTTGTGACCGGCTTCCAGGTGGTCGAGCAGGACGCTGCGCGCTTCCTCGGCGGTGAGCCTGCGGCCGTTGCTGGAATTGGAAAACATGCGAGCCAGCTCGCGCCTGCTCATGTTCGTCAGGGCGCCACGCACGTCTAGGTGGACATGGCAGATGTAGTTACCCATTGCGCACCGCCTGGCTGTCGATCAGGTCGATCTGGGCGGCGATCAGTGCGCCAGCGCGCACCAGGTCGCGGCGAGCGTCGACCGGCTTCCACCATTCCGATTCCCACGGCCACACGGCGGCCGGCCACTGCCATGCGATGTGGTCGCGGGTTCCACCTGCGGCAAGGTCCATTGCAGCCAGCTGGACATAGGCGGTCGCGGCCTTCGCCAGCTCGCCGCGCCGGTATTGCTGATCGACTTCGCGCGTGAATCCCTCAGTCTCCAGCTGTCGCTCGCGCTCATCGGCGATGGCTTTGACGCCTGGGCCCAGGTCCAAGGCATGCGCGGGCGGGGCGTTGTAGACCTCAACGCAAGTGATGCATTCGGGCCTGGAGGCGTCCTCCATTACGTCGCGGTCTTTTGTCGGACAGAACACCGGACCGCCTGGCGCGTGGAGCACCCACCCGTATGGCTCCTGCCCCACCGGCTGGCGGGCGGCGAGGGCGGCTTGCCATGCCTTCCACATCAGGCTGCACTCTCTGCTGCCGATTGGGTTCTTTTCGTAGTCGAAGGCGTTTTCGACATACCACGCCTCAAACTGCCCGCGTGCCTGCTCCTGACCGGCCAGGGAGGGCGTTCGAATCTCAAACGTTCCCGGCTGGACAGCCGGATCTGCCACGACACGAAGGCCGAGGACTGTCGTGGCCGGGGCGGGTTGCATCTCCTTCACCTTCTCCGCCAGTTCCATCAGGGTCAGGCCCGGCTGACCGAAGAGGGTCTGTGCCATTTCCGCGACCAGGCGCTGGGCGGCGCCGTCTGCCATCGAGGTATTCATGCGCGGACCTCCATGGCTTCGAGAGCGGCGATAGCCAAGGGCCGCACGAACCACGCTGCGAGGCCATCCTCCGTTTCGCCCAACCACACCAGGCGCCAGTCAGCGCCTGGGCCGTCCGGATTCCAGTCGAGCATCTGCTGGATGTTGGCGTACACACCGGTACCGACCGATTCCTCCTCGAACTCGGCCTCCACCACGACCAGGTCGAACCCTTGCGCGTAGAACAGCGGCAGGAGGGACGATTCGCGGCCGTCAGCCCATGCAGGCACATCCGGATGGCACATGACCTCGCCATGGCCGTCGCGCGCCGGCAGTCGGGAGGGGTCATACATCCCACGCCACGGATCTGCCGGATCAATGCCGGTGCCGTTCTGGCTGCGCACCAACTGCAGCAGCTGCGCGGCGTGCGCCAGCCGGGCCTTGGTGGTATCGCAGAGCGGCGTGTCGCCTTCCTGGAAGCTTCTGCGGAGCGAGGCGTACCACGCGGCCACGGGCGCTTCGAACACGCGCAGATCCTGCACGCGGGGCAGGCGGGAATACAGGTCGTGCAGCGCGGTCGAGGCTTGAGCCAATGGAACCGCCTTCGCGGCATTGGGAATCCACGCCGCCTCGACGGCGATCGCTTCCAAGGTGCGGACTGCCTCGCGCAGCACAGGGCACGCGTAAGCGACGGGGAGTTCTTTCGTCTGTTGAATGGCGGTCATTGGGGTGCCTGCTAGAAGTCAACGTCGGTGTTGACGAATGCGCCGCCCAACGGCGCGGAGGTGGTGTCTGCTGCAGCGCCAGCCGGACGAGGGGGGATCGGCCCAGCGCGGCGGCACCGGCGGTGTGGATCGGCGGCGTACTTGCCATCGTTCAGGCGGATCACCTGGTACTGCGGGAACGCATCCGCAGGTGGGTAGGCCTTGGCTTCCGCAATGAGGCCGATGTAGCGCTCCTGCCACTCAGCCGGCATTGACTGCAGCGTTCGCCGAGGGAGGGCGTGGTATGCGGCACGCGACTGGCCGAATGCCTGGTGTGCAGGGCCGGTTGCGTAAAGCACTTTTCGGGCCGTTACAGCGTCGGTGGAGCGATCTGTTGAAGGGGCGCTCATGGAAGTCAGTCCGTGCTCTGAACGGGCAGGCGATCCAGGTAGCCGCCGTGGTTGGCCGCATGGCGGCTCAGCGTGGGACGCAGCGGCGTGGTGCCCAGCTGCTCGATACGCCCGCCCTTGGCGCGGAACGCGGCCAGATCCTCGGCCAGTTGATCGCGCTCGTAATCCTTGTGCCGCACGGTGGTCGACGCGTCACTCGCACGGCCGTTTTCGGGGAGTGCCGTGACCAAGGCGCGGAATGTCCGGCGCTCACGGGGCTCGGCCGCGCGCAGAGGGGCAATCGCGTGCTGAACGTGGCCCGCGAGGCGCCAGATGCCGGTGCGGCCGGATCGGGCGCAGGTTGCGTGGCCGCTGCGTGCCAGGCCGGTCAGCGTGTGGCTGATGACGTGGCTCGGCGCGTTGACTCGCCCGATGGTCCTCAGCTGTTCAATCGTTGCGCCCTGCGGGAACTGCGCGAGGGCTTTGCGCACCAGGTCGGCGCGGCCGGTGTGCTGCGCGGAAGTACTCATGCCCGCGCCCCGGCAACCATCTGGCGCATCGCGCTGCCCAGGTGCAGCACGCGCGACGATTGATGCGCCACTGCATCGGCGTTGTTGGTCAGCACCAGGGTGTCGTCCAGCGGGTAGGCCGTGTGCCCATCCCAGTCGTCCAGCACATCCTTCATGCCGAAGTGCTCACGCAACTCCTGCGCGTTGGCGGTTTTGCCGCAGCGTTGCGGCCCATAGATCACGACAGAGCGGCTCATGCGTGGATTCCTTTCGTGCTGCGCGTAGCGCGGTTGTTGGGGGAGATCGACCGGACGCGCACGCCCTGCCGATCGAGCCAGCGGTGTGCGGCCTGAGCGGCCAGACGGTTGAGGGGGAAGGTCGTGCCGCCCAGGCGCAGCGAGTTGTGCGATACCCCCACGCTCCGGCTGGCGCTGGCGGCGATCTGCATGAGCGATTCGCGGGGCGCGGCGGTGTACAGCCCGGCCCAGATCCAGCCCTGGCACACCATCAGCACAAGCGACTCGCCCTGGTGGCCAGTGGCGAACTGCTGCTCGACCGGAAGGGCTGCTGCAGCGCTCATGCGGACAGTGCCAGGTCGCGGGCCTTGGCAATCTCGGCCTCGGCAGCGGCAAGGCCGGCGGCGGTCAAGGTCGCCGTGCGCGGCAGTTCCGGGTCGTCGAAGCGCATCAGAACGCGCTCATCGAGCCAGTTCATGACGCGGCGGGTGAAGACCTTCTCCGGTCGGTTCTTGGGCGCGAAGCCCGCGCGGGTGCGGTGAAGCGCGTGGTCCGAAGCGGCATGCGCTGCCAGCAGCGCTGCGCGTTCTTTCGGCTTGAGTGCGGCGGCCATGGCGTGTCTCCTGGTCAGGCTGCGATGGAGGTGGAAGGGGCGGCTGAGGCGAGTTCGGCCAGCACGTCGCCGCGGTGTCGGGCGAGGTGGGAGATCGGAATGCGGTAGTGCGCCAAGGTGCTGTCGGTCCAGCGCAGCTCGGCTAACGCGGCACGGTCGTAGGGAACCGGCCGGGTAGCAATGCCGCAGCGGTAGCACTCGATGTGCACCAGGTCGGGGCAGGCGGTGCCCAAGCGGTGCCCGGTCGGCGCGCCGCTGGTGGTGACGATCTGCGGCCGGTGGCCGTGGCCACAGGAGGGAACCGATGCAGGCAGCGGGCGCGAAGTCTGGCGCATGGTCAGCCCCTCACCGAACTGCTGAATGCCCAGCGGGCCTTGGCGGCTTCGCGGTCGGCGTGAGCGCCGTGGATCTCAGCGATGCGCAGCGGCACGACGACAGCGGCCAGAATCCCGACGGCCAGCCAGGTGATGCGGAGGCGGCGACTCATGCTGCACCCCCTTCCTCGTCGCGGGACGGTGTGCGCGGCGAGGTAGGCGCCGCCCCCCTTGCGGTAGGCTGGATGTGCCAACAACACAGCCCGCAAGGAGGGCGACATGAGCAGTGGAGATGGACAGGATTCGAATGTGCTGCGGATGAATGAGATCCGCAGGCGAAGCCATCAGACGAGGGCTGAGCTGAACTACCTTCTGGAGGTGTTTGGTGATGAGCTTGGTCGGCGGCAGGGCTGGAAGAATGATCTCGATGGATTCGATGCGATCCACTACTTCCTGATGCAGAAGCATCACTGGACGCCGGAGCAGGTTCGATCGATGACCTACGACGATCTTCGATTTGCTTTGAGCGAAGAAATGCAAGGCTGGACTGCGCCGAAAGGCACGCCTTGACGTAGTGGTCGGCGCTGCGTTCTGCACGTAGCACCAGCAGCTGGCTGCGCAGTTCATAGGACTGCGCAGTCAGTGTCTGAAATTCAGTCGTCGCGCTCATGCCCGCACCTCGGCCGACATATCCCGCGAGCAGGCTTCTAGGCGAAGGCTCGCAACGCCCATACGGCGGGAGCGGCGCAGCTGGTTGCGGCTGTGCTCGCCTTTGCTCCGGGTCCACAGGGTCCGGGCGGTACTGTGATCGCGGGCCGCCAGCGCCAGCAGGGCCTTGACGGCCAGCAGCGGCAGCAGGGTTGGGCTCGGATCGGCGTGACGATGAGACATTGCGCGCTCCTGGTTAAGAGAGGGCACCGGCGGGTCATTTGCCGAGGGGAGTGGCTGCGGCTGGGAGGGGAGGGGGGGCCCGGGCCGCTTGGCGACCCGCCGGTCGCCCGCCAGCACTGCTGGCAAACGGACCATACAAGCAAACTTGCGTGTGAGTCAACAAGAAAACTTGCGTATGCGGCCAGCAGCTGTCTGCCCGCCTGAACGAGTTGCTACCCTTTGGGTCTATAAACAGGGAGGGGTAGGGATGGAGCTGCTGTTAACCACCGTCGGTGCTTTCGGGGTGGCCGTCATCACGCTGGCGCTGCTGTCGCTGATTTTGATGGGGCTGCTTATGCCGCTAGCCGTGTTCGGCATAAAGCCACTGCTGCGAGTGGCAATCGAAGAATTGCGAAAGACCAATCGACTGCTTGCACGGCAGGGAATGCGTGACCAGGGAATGGACGCTGGTGGCATCGGCGAGATCGCCACGTCACGGGACGAATCAGCGCCGCAGTCGTTGCAGGATTTCATCCGTGACCGGGATGCGCGGGGCTAACAGCCCTTGACGCACGTGCGCACGCTGGAAACGCTGTTGAGGCGTTTCCAGTGGTGCTTGCGGCTAAGGCTTGGGTAGTACCGCGGCCATGTTCTTGATCAGCCCTGTTTGCTCAAGAGGGAATCCCTCCGTGATTGCTTCTCTGGCTTCCTCGAGGTCGATCAGCAGAGTGCGCAATTCAGTGGGCGAAAGGTCCGTGATGCTTTGCCTCACGACCAGGTGCTGATCAACCAGCCAGCCGAGCTGAAATGCCTCGGTCAGTACCCGAATACGGCGTATATAAGCTGAATTTGTAGCGTTGGGATCGACGCTAGCTGGGTGAATTGCCGGCAGGTCTCGGTCCGGAGGCCTTTCCCGCTTCTTAACCTTGGCTGCCAGCGCGTGCGCGAGTGCTTCCAGTGCCGCTGCTTCCTTCATCATCGACCCCCTTCGAAATCTGGCGCTTCCGCAAATGCGCGGTGAAGTCGACCACATTGACCGGCGTGACTGCCTGCTCGGAGCGTGCGCTGAGGTATCGGTGCGCGAGTAGAACAATGGCAGCGTCGTCAGTGCTCTCTGGATCAAACGATGTTCCGAGAGCAAGGCACGCGAGGCGGACAAGCTGGTACGACGCGGCCAGAGTAGGGGCGTCGAGTTGCAGCGATTGAGACTGAACAGGATATGCAGTGAGGGATCCGTTTGCTGCACCGCCATCCCACTGTAGGAACTGCTCCACGGTCAAGCCGAAAGCCTTGGCGAGCTCGGGCAAGTACCTGGGGCGGCGGGTCGGGATGTCCAGCAGCTGCTGGAGGTGTTGGTATTTGACGTTTGGGGCCCCCGCAGCGCGCACGCGGGCAGCTAGCGCCTCGACGCCCAGGCCGTGCGCATCCATCAAACCCTTGGTTATGTCACCTATCAACATGCAAGCAATCTTGCACTGTTGAAACACAAGAAAGATTGCGTTACTTTGTCGCAAGGTTTCTTGTGTGAAGGCGTCCGATGACCCCGCTGGACAGAGCTATCTTGATCTGCGGCACCCAGAGTGAGCTGGCCCGGCGTGTGACCGGAAAGCCAGCCACCGGCTACGTCTATCACTGGCGCAAGAATGGTGTGACGGAAGAGGTGGCAATCGCCATTGAGCGAGCTGTAACCACCGCTGTGGGGGAAGACCCGGCTGCGGCAGCGCGTGCAGCAGCCAATGGCGGACGGGTAACCGCAGACGAGCTGCTTCCTGATGTGCGTTGGGAGCGGGATGAGGCCGGGGCCGTCGTGGGCTACTTCAAGAACGTCCCGCCGCTGGCCGGGGTCACCGATGCCCATGCGTGACCCGGCCCTCATCGTTGCAATCGTGCGCCATGGCTGGGTTGCTGGGCACCGCCACTATCGGCTGCGCTGCCTCAGGACGAAGCTCCGCAAGTGCGGGGTGGCCACCGCCTTGCTGATCCTGTCCGCTGCGATTGCTGTGGGCGTTTACTGGAGCCCAGAGGACCGCAACCACGCCACCGATGCCGGATGCGGCGTCGTAGGAGCGAAGAGCGGTGAAGTGCATGCGCTGCGGGAAGCTGATGATCTCTGCCATGGCGCCAATGTTGCGCCGGCTGCTGCCAGCCTTCCCACGATGATCGATGGCGCGTCTCAGGGGGAAACATGACCTGCCAGCGCTCTGACCTGTACTGGCGGGATGCGCTGCATAACGCAGTAGCCCGCGCCCCAGGTGGCCTGCAGGATGCCGCCGCACACATCAGCAAGCGCCGGGGCAAGTCTATCTCGGCCGAAACGCTGCGCAAGAAACTGCGGGGCATCGATGGTGAGTCCATCTCCATGGAGATGGCCGAGATCCTGACCGACTACCTGCAGCAGTTCGTGGCCACGCAGGAGAGTGCCACCGACTGGGTGTGCTCCCTCGCAGGCCAGTACGACCTGATGGTGGACTATGTCCCGCCGCCGCCCGAGGGAGGCTGGCCCGATGAGCTGGCCGCGATCCAGGCGAAGCTGCTGGAGCTGCACAAGCTGACAGGCGCGCTGGCCGGTGCAGGCATCGACGCGCTGGCGGACCAGCGCCTTACCGTCCCCGAGGCGGATCGAATCCAAGACCTGGCGCGCGACGTTCGCAGGCTCTGCTACCGCTTGGAGCGCAACGCCTGCCGTGCTGCTGGTCAGCAGGGGATGGAGGACTGACGTGGCAACCCACCACGCCCATCGATCCCGGTATCGACGGCGTGGCACAGCCAGCGCGTCTGCACGGCAGGCGATGGAACTGGCGGCCCTGGCGCTGACAGATGCAGTGCCAGGGTTGATTGGTGAAGAAGCATTGGCAGAGCGCGAGCGCATCCGCCAGCGACAAGAGCAGCAAGACAACCGGCAGCACAGTCTGCCTTTGGGGAACCCTGATGTACCACGCAAGCATTGATTCGGCCCCATCCCCCCGGGTGGCTCGTGAAAGGCCGCGTGCTGCCCGCGCTACTGAATCCGCCCTGGCATTGAGAGCGATTCTCGATACCAGCGATGGGTCCTCCCTGGCTTTGGCGGACGCGGGTAATCAGACGCGCATTTCCTGGGTAGATAGCGGCTCGGGAAACTACTGAATGTCTGAAAACTATGGGGATGTGCTGCAGCAGCTGCAGTCAGCCGGTCTGCTGGTAACCGAGCTGGACACCACCGGGCGCATGGTCCGCTGCCGCGTCGAGGGCTCACGCGAGCGCCGCGGCTGGTACGCGCTCCACGAACTGAACACGTCGGCCGGCGAAGTGCTGGTCGTCGGGACATACGGCGTCTGGCACGGCAACGAGAACGGCGCAACGAAGGTCGATCTGCGCAAGCGCGACAAGACCTTCTCCGATGAGCAGCGCGAAGCGCTTCGCAATCGGCTGGCCGAGGATCGCCGCCGTGCTGAATCCGCGCGCCAGACCCAAGCGAAGCGCGCGGCAGAGCGGGCGTCGTCGGCCTGGGCCAAGGCCAATGCGGTTGGCGAGGCCGATTACCTGGTCAGCAAGGGCGTGCAGGGTTTCGGCCTGCGCTATGGCACTACGGGCGCCGCTCTCGTCCCGCTGCTTGACGTCAACGGCCAGGTGCACGGCCTGCAGGTGTTGCGTAGCGCCAAGCTGGCTGCCGCAGGGCGCAAGCCCGCGAAGGAGTACTGGCCGGCCGGTATGGTCAAGAAGGGCCACTTCCACCTGATCGGCGGAAGCCCCCAGTGGATCCTATTGGTGGCTGAGGGCTATGCCACGGCGGCCACACTGCACATGGCGACGGGCTACCCGGTGGCCGTGGCGTTCGATGCTGGCAACATGCTGGCCGTCGCCTCGGCCCTGGCGAAGCGCTATCGCGGCATCAAGATGCTGCTGTGCGCCGACGACGACGTGTTGCAGAAGTGCCGGCACTGCAAGAGCCGCCTGGTGCTGGCCGACCATCCGCAGTTCTGCCCATCGTGCGCGCAGCCGCATGGCGCGTCGAATGCCGGCCTGCTAGGTGCAGAGGCCGCTGCGCTGGACGTGGGCGGAGCGGTGCTGCACCCGATCTTTGCCGATGAGCCGGCCAGGCGTGAGCGCTTCATCGACAACGGCCGTAAGGTCAGCGACTTCAACGATCTGCATGCACAAGAGGGCCTGCATGTCGTGCGGGCGCAGGTCGAAGCCCGTCTCACGGAGCTCTCATGGCGGGTGCCTGCAGAAAAACGCGCGCCTTCCATCACCAGCGACGGGGGCGAGGGGAATGATCGACTGACCCCCATCCATTCGTTGACCGAGCTGCTCGAGCGCTTCGCGCTGGTCTATGGGCAGGGCGGTACGGTGTTCGACCACAAAGAGCACATGCTCGTGGCTCTGGGTGATATGCGCGATGCGTGCGTGCGCAAAGAACTGCACCGCGCGTGGATGGAGCATTCGGATCGGTCCATCGTGCGTGTCCGCGAGGTCGACTTCGACCCCTCGGGCGAGAAGCCGGGCGTGACCTGCAATCTCTTCGCAGGTTGGCCGACGGTGCCGGAGGAGGGCAACTGCGACCGTCTGCTGCAGCTGCTCTGGCACATGTGCGGCAACGAGGCCAACCAGAAGGCGCTGTACGACTGGGTGGTCAAGTGGCTTGCATACCCGCTGCAGCATCCTGGCGCCAAGATGAAATCGACCATCGTCATTCATGGTCCGCAGGGCACCGGTAAGAACATGTTCTTCGATGAATACATGAAGCTCTACGGCGAATACGGCCGGGTGCTTGACCAAGCCGCTCTGGAAGACAAGTTCAACGACTGGGCAAGCCGCAAGCTGTTCCTGCTGGCCGACGAAGTGGTCGCGCGCACCGAGGTGTACCACCTCAAGAACAAGCTCAAGGCGCTGATCACGGGCGACCGCATCCGCATCAACCCGAAGAACATCCAGGCCTACGAGGAAGACAACCACGCCAACCTGGTGTTCCTCTCAAACGAGGCGATGCCGGTCGTGCTGGAAGAGGATGACCGCCGCCATGCGGTGATCTGGACCCCGGACAAGCTGAGCCTGGAGTTCTACACCGAGGTGCTGGCCGATATTCGCAACGGCGCGACGGCAGCGTTGCACCACTACCTGCTGCAGGTTGACCTGACCGGTTTCACCAACGGCACCAACCCGCCGATGACGCAGGCCAAGGAAGAACTGATCGGCCTGAGCCAGGACAGCCCGCAGCGGTTCTTGGACGAGCTCTACGGCGATGACATTCCCGGGCTGAAACCCATGCCGGCGCTGTCGAAGGAGTGGTACGAGGTCTACAAGGCCTGGTGCGCACGCGAAGGCATGCCACGCCCGGCGCCGTCACCAAAGTTCATCAACGCACTGGTGCGCAAGCGCCAGATCCTCCACCCCGACCGGGCGCGGAAGCGCTACCAGATTGAGCAGACCGTGAACGGGCCTCATGGCTTCCTGATGCTCGGCGACTGCACGGTGCCTGACGGGAAGACAGAAGCAGCATGGCTGGGTGACCAGGTCGTTTCCTTCCGCCGCATGTACTCCGACTACAAGGGGCGTGCGTGATCACTATGCCCATTGATGTGCGGGAGGTGCGGGATGTGCGGGCAGGTGTGCGGGCATTGAATTGCCGTGAATCGCTTACGGCAGTAGGCGTGTGCGGGACGTGCGGGAATCGGCCTACATGGGCGGGCGCGGGCGCGAACGGGTATCGCGCTACAAAGCCGCAATGCGTCTCGCGTGCGTATTTGGGTGACCGCACATCCCGCACACGCCGCACACGCCTTGTGCCACGTCGATTCAGCGGCTATCGCGTCCCGCACATGCAGCCGCACAGCCCGCACATGCTCACGCGCGCGCGTTTTTCCGCTTTAACGATCTTCGAAGGAAATGGAGAAGGGGGTAGCAATGGCTGAGGAAGACGTGACCATCACTGGCAAGGAGCTGGCCTCGCTGATCGGCTGCAAGCCGTCCTACGTGGTCGAGCTGAGGAAGAAGGGCAGGGTGGTGGTTGGCGAGGGCGGCAAGGGATTCCTGAAGGCCGCCTCCCTGGCGCTCTACGCTCGCACCGCAGACCCGGTCTATGCCGGTGTGGCCCAGCGCCACGCTGATGAGCGCGGTAGCGCGCTGGTGGGGAGCGGGGAGGGGGACAATGCTGCCGACGCCGACATCGATGACGACGAAGAGGATGGCGACGACGACGAAGCCAAGCCTTCGCGGGCAGGTCGGCCCCAGACCCCGGACTCAGCGCGCAAGGCCAAGGCGCTGGCCGACAAGGCAGAGACCGACGCGCACATGGCGCACATCGCGCTGCAGAAGGAGCTTGGGCTGCTACTGCCGCGCGCGGACGTGGAGGCATTCCTCGCTGAGCATGCAACGACGTTCCGGGGTGCGATGGAGCGCCTCGCCGACACGCTGGCGCCGCAGCTCGCCGCAACGCTGGATGAGGCCGGGTGCCGGCGGCTGGTCTGGGATGAGGTGAGCCACGCCCTGGAAGAACTCAGCCAGGGCTTCCGCACGTTGGCGGCCAAGGCAGCGGAGGCTGCGGAATGATGGAGGCACAGAGCTATCTGGCGTCGGTGCTGGCGCGTTCGCTGCAGCCGCGGCGGCCCATGAGCGTTTCGCAGTGGTGCGACGAACACATGCGTCTGTCCACCAAGAGCGGCAGCAAGCCCGGGCGCTGGGTCACGGACCGCAACCCGCCACTGCGTGAGCCGATGGACAACATGTCCGCCCGTAGCCCGGTGCATGACCAGGTCTGCATGTTCCCGATCCAGTTCGGCAAGAGCCAGCTGGCGACCAATGCCATGGCCTACTGGATGGACTATGCGCCGGGCCCGATGATGTATGCGCTGCCGGGTGAGGTGTCCATGAACAAGTGGATCGCCCAGAAGCTCAACCCGATGATCGAGGTGTGCGCAGCGGTCAAGAAGGCGCTGACCAGCACCGCCAGCCGCGACAGCGCGAACCAGCGCACATTCAAGGACTTCGCCGGTGGCCAGCTGTTCGTAGAGCACATGGGTAGCCCGCAACGCCTGAAGTCCTCGACGGTGAAGTACCTGCAGGTGGATGAGATCGATGAGGCGCCGCAGCAGCTCTCTACCGGCGACGACCCGGTGAAGATGCTGGACGGCCGCACGTCGTCCTTCCCGACCACCTACAAGCGCCAGTACATCAGCACGCCTGGCATCGCAGGACTCAGCCGGATCGCGAAGCTGTACGACAGGAGCGATCAGCGCCGGTATCACGTGCCGTGTCCCCACTGCGGCCATTACCAGGCGCTGCAGTGGAGTGGCCTGGTGTGGTCGCCCGACAAGAGCCACGCGTGGTATGCCTGTTGCGAGTGCGGCGTCGCCATCGAGGAACACTTCAAGACCGACATGATCGTTAAGGGGCGATGGGTCGCGGCCAATCCCGACTCGCCAATTCGCGGCTACACCATCAACTGCCTGTACTACCAGTTCGGCCTGGGGCCGCGCTGGCTGGACCTGGCGAAGGAGTGGCTGGACGCGCAGGGCGACCCTGCATCCCTCAAGACGTTCGTGAACGACCGGCTCGCCGAGACGTGGGAAGACCCGTCGATGCGCGCGGTCAAGCACAACGTGATCAAGGATCGTGCCGAGCCGTACGCCTTGCGCTTGGCGCCGCTCGGCGTGCTGGCTGTCACAGTTGGTGTCGATACCCAGGATGGACGCCTCGCAGTGCATACCATCGGCTGGGGGCGCGGCATGACCGCCTGGACCTTGGACTACGTGGAACTGCAGGGTGACCCCGCAGAGGATGCCGTGTGGGTTGCGCTGACGGACCTGCTGAACCGTGCCATCGAGAGATCGGACGGCGCTCTTCTGCGGCCGATGGCAGTCGCTATCGATGCCGGCGGCCACCGCACGGAGGCGGTGAAGAACTACGTACGCCAGCGGCGTGTCACCAGGCCCATGTGCATTTTCGGCGCCGTTCCGAACAACGCTCCGGTGCTGTCGAAGGGCAAGCTGGCTGACGTGACCTGGAACGGCAAGACGGACAAGCGTGGCATCACCATTCACCACGTCGGCACCGTGGCTGCGAAGCACTATCTGTATAGCCGCCTCTCTGCCGATGCGGAGCGCGCCGTTGAGTCGCGCTTGGTGCATTTCAGCGATGAGTTGCCGGATGAGTACTTCCCCGGTTTGGTCTCGGAGGTCTACAACCCGGTGAAGAACCGATTCGAGAAGAGGGTTACACGTAACGAGCCGCTGGATACCTGGGTCTATGCCTATGCTGCCGCGCACCACCCGGAGGTCCGCCTGCACCGCTATACGCGCGCGGACTGGGATGTTCTGGAGGCCCGTCTGCTGCTGACCGTGAGCAGCGCGGATTCCCGTGAAACAGAGGCAGCGACTGCGGAGGTCGAGGCGAAGAGTGTTTCGCGTGGAACGCAACAGGTCCGGCCGCGCAGCAACGGGCTCGCGCGAGATGGGTGGGCGCTGTAATGGCAAAACGAACCGAGTCAGCTGAAGAGCTGAGGGAGCGGATCCTAACCGCCATGCGTGCCGACATTGGTATCAGTGAGCGCATGGCGCTGCCGTTCGTTGAATCGGTGATGCAGTGCTTTGCCGGCGAGCAGCCCTACTTCCCTGCAGCAGTTCGAACCTACCCCCTTACGGAGATTCGTCGTTCTCTGGAGGCTGGGATTCCCGTGAAACAGGTGATGCGAGACTTTGACGTATCCAGATCAAAGCTTCATGAGCTGTTCCCTGGTGGGCTTCCGAGAAAGGGAAAACAGGGGTCGTCCACGGTCTCAGTGAAAGTGGAGACAAATTAGTTTTCTGCTTCTTTTGAATCAGTTAGTTACGCGGGCCACTGTCCACGATTTTATTGAGTTCGTGGACAGCGCTATCCGTAGCCTATGTAGTCATGAAGACTGCTCAGGAAATGCTGGATTTCTACATCGACGCGGAGGTCGCCGTCCTTTCGGGCCAGACCGTTCGCGTCGGTGATCGCCAGTTGACCCGAGCGGATCTGGCTGAGATTCGTTCCGGTCGGAAAGAGTGGCAGGCTGCGGTCCTGCGTGCAGGCTCGGTTGCTGGTCGGCGGGCGCGCTGGGCCAATGCCGATTTCGGCGGGGTGACCTGATGTCCTCCGCGCAGATCGCCAAGGCACGGTTGGACGCCGCACTCGGCGCGGATCGCGCCATTCAATCGGCGCGGGCTCAGATGGCTCCGGTCATCGCCCGCGCGCACGAAGTCACGAGGCCCTCGCGAAACCGAAAGCTGGCGAGGGACTGGGGCAGTGGCAATGCCATCGCAGGCATGGATGCGCGCCAGCTCCGCGATCAGGCCCGCCATCTGGAGCGTGACCTCGATCTGGCGGACAACGCGTTGAACGTTCTGGTCCAGAACACGGTTGGCGCAGGCATCGACGTGCTATCTGCACCTCGGCTCCCCGGGCAGCCGATCAACCGCGATCTGGCACTGCAGCTGGACGACCTCTGGGACGCTTGGTGGGACGCGCCCGAGGCTACCCGGACGCACGATTACGGTATGTGCCAGCAGCTGCTGGCACGCAGCTGGTTCCGCGATGGTGATGCGTTCTACCAGGACCTGATCGGCACCGTGCCGTACTTCGAGCACGGCACCGTTGTGCCGTACAGCTTCGAGATGCTGGAAGCCGACCTGGTGCCGTTGGACTTCAACGATCCGGCACGCAACATCCTGCAAGGTGTCGAGCGCAACGCCTGGGGGCGGCCTATCGCGTTCCACGTCTACAAGAGTCATCCGGGTGATCCGATGGGCACGCGGCTGGAGACCAAGCGGGTCTCTGCCGAGTTCATGCACTGCATCGCGCTGATGAAGCGCCTGCACCAGGTGCGTGGGCTCAGTGTGTTCGCGAGCGCTATGTCTCGATTTGAGGACGTAAAGGACTACGAAGAATCCGAACGCATTGCTGCCAAGGTGGCGGCGTCGATGACGTTCCAGATCAAGAAGGGCAGCGGCGAGCAATACGGCGCGGACCTGGGCGGCCAGGCCATCCTCCAGGACGGTGTTCCGATTCGTGAGCTGCGCCTTGCCCCCGGTGCGATCTTCGATGATCTGTTGCCGGGCGAGTCGATTGAGAGCCTGGGCACCGACCGGCCGAATCCCAATGCCGCCACCTGGCGCAAGGAACAGTTGCGCGCAGCTGCCGGTGGCATCGGCGTGAGCTATTCCAGCCTGTCGCTGGACTACAACGGCACCTATTCGGCACAGCGTCAGGAGCTGGTTGAAAAGTGGGGCAGCTACCTGATGCTGGCCGAACGTTTCATTGCGCTGTGCGTGCGACCGCAGCGCATGCGATTCGTCCAGGCCTGCGTGCTTTCGGGGCGCGTGCGCCTGCCCCGTGGCTGGACGCTGCGGGATCTGGCCACCTCAACGTACGTCCGCCCGGTGATGCCGTGGATTGACCCGTTGAAGGAGGCTTACGCGCGCGGCGAGGCAGAGGACCGCGGCTGGGTGTCGCCGCAGCAAAACACGCTTCAGTACGGCAACAACCCCGCCGAGGTCTTGCGCCAGCGTCAGGACTGGCAGGAACAGACCCAGACCCTTGCGCCGTTGGCGCCCAACACCAGTGCAGAGGCGCGTGCCCAAGTCATGGGCCAGCTGACGCGCGATCTTTCCAGGAGCGAATGACATGCGTGCACGCCTGTTGGCCAGCGCGATCCAGAACACCATCCGCGCGGACGCGGCAACCGAAGCCGAGCTCGGCCCGGCCTTGTATCAGGTCCGGGCAGAGGCCGATGTCGCCGACGTGATGATCTATGGCGCCATCGGTGGCTATCTGTTCGAAGAGTCGGTGTCCGCTGCCGACCTGGTCGAGCGGATCGGCCAGATCACTGCGGGCACCATCCACGTGCGCTTGAACAGTGTTGGTGGTGTCGTCGCTGACGGCATGGCAATCCACAACGCGCTGCAGGCCCATCCGGCGCACACGATCGTCACCGTGGAAGGGCAGGCCGCTTCCATCGCCTCGCTGATCCTGCAGGCCGGCGATGAGCGCCGGGTCTATGCCGGCTCCCTGGTCATGGTTCATGCACCACGTACCGTGGCTGCCGGCAGCGCTACCGCATTCCGCCAGAACGCAGAGGCGCTGGACGCGCACGCGTCGGCAATGTTGGAGGCCTACGCGGCCCGCTCTGGCCGGCGCGAAGAGATGGAGCGACTGCTTACTGACGACGCCGACCACTGGTTCTCCGGTCCGCAGGCGGTCGATGCCGGTCTGGCCGACCTGGTGGTGGACGCGGACCCCGGTGCGACGGCCATGTGGTCGTCGGCATCGACCGTCGCCATCAGCGGCTATCTGCAATCCATCGAGGGTGCTGGCGCGCCCGTGTTGTCCCAGCTGCGTCGCAGCATCGTCGCCAGCCTCTCTCCGCAAGTATTCGCCTCGCTTCCCGAGGTCAGCCAGTCGGCCGTGATCGGCCATATCGAGGATCCAACCATGAAGAAGCAGTACAGCGCCATCCTCGCGAACGCCGGTCGACAGAGCCCGGCAGTCGCAACCACCGCTGCCGCGCCCGTTACCCCGGTCGTCGCCGCGGCTCCCGTTCCCGCGCCGGCGTCGGGCGACCCGGTCCAGGCCGCGCTGGGCGCGTTGCGTGAGCGCAACACCCAGATCCAGGCCATTGCGCTCCCGCACATGGGCAACGCACAGGTCCGTGAGTACGTGGATGGCGTGATGGCGCAGGCAGACTCCAACATCACTGCCGACGCGGTGGGTCGCCACATCCTGGCACTGCTGGGCAGCAACGCTGCACCGCTCAATGGCGGTGCGGCCGTCACCGCTGGTACTGACCAGCGCGATCTGACCCGCTCGGCCATGTCCAATGCGATCCAGGCTCGTGCCGGTCTGGTCCAGGCGACGGACGGTAACGCCTTCCGTGGCATGTCCCTGACCGAGATCGCCCGCGCCTGCGTGCAGCAGGCCGGTGTGGATACCCGTGGTATGGAGCGACTGGAGGTGGTGGGCATGGCCTTCACCCACAGCAGCTCGGACTTCCCGCAGCTGCTGGGAGACGCTTCGCGCCGGGCGCTGCTGCAGGGCTACCAGGAAGTGGAAGAAACCTTCGACCAGTACACCCGCCCGGTGAATGTGAGCGACTTCAAGCCGACCAACCTGGTGGGTCTGGGCGCCTTCTCTGATCTGGATGTCGTCCCGGAAGGCGGCGAGTACAAGCAGGGTTCGTTCTCCGAGCAGTCGCAGGCCATGAAGATCGTGACCTACGGCAAGCTGTTCACCATCACCCGCCAGGCCATTATCAACGACGAACTGGGCGTGTTCGGCGACGTGCCGCGCAAGATGGGCCAGGCTGCACGCCGTACGCTCGCCAAGGCGGTGTTCGACCTGATCAACAGCAACCCCAAGCTGGCCGATGGAAAGACCCTCTTCCACGCTGACCACAACAACCTGCTGCCGGCGGCGTTGATCAGCACCGCCAGCGTCGGCGCGATGCAGGCTGCCATGCGCCTGCAGAAGGATGCTGATGGCAATCTCATCCAGGTGCCGATGCGTGGCCTGCTGACGCCGGTTGCCCTCAGCGGCTTGGCGAAGACCGTACGCACCGCCCAGTTCGCCGTGGGCGCGGGCGTTGGCAGCAATGACCCCAACATCGTGCGTGAAACCTTCGAAGTCTGGGACGACGGTCGTCTGGATGCCAAGAGCGCTCAGGCCTGGTACGGCATCTCCAACCCCGCCTACGTGGACGGGATCGTGGTGGGCTACCTCGACGGCAACCAGACGCCGTACCTGGAACAGCACCAGGGCTTCACGGTTGACGGCGTGGCCTGGAAGGTGCGCCTGGATGCGGCACCGGCGATTGCCGACTACCGCGGCATCTACAAGAACCCCGGTAACCCGGCACCCGCTCAGGGCTGATCGCCCGGCATGGAGATCGCTGCGAAGGCGACGGTCTCCTGAACCCTTCACGCATCCGGAGAGTATTTATGAAGAACGCACATCAGGACGGTCGCGTGCTCGACGTGACCCTTGCCGCTGACATCAAGAGTGGTGAGCTGGTAGTACAGGGCAAGCTGGTGGCCGTCGCCGTTACCGATGGCAAGGCCGGCGAGATCATCGCTACGCATGTCGAAGGCGTGTTCGAGCTGCCCAAGCTGCCTGCCGCCGTGTTCGCTGCCGGCACCACCGTCAATTGGGACACCGATGCCGGGCACGCGATCGCTGGTGCAGCCGGTGCCGACCAGGTGGCAGACATCGGCTTCGCTGTCTACCCGGCCGAGGCCGGCGCACTGACCGTTTTCGTCCGGCTTACCCCGGGCTCTGCCGCAGCAGGCGCGTAACCGAACAGGCCGACACCGCTCACATAAGCCCGGGTGGCGTGAGCGGTGTCGGTTCTTCCACAGCGACAACGGGGGATCGCATGAGCACCACCAGCGCGCCGCGGGGCGTACGCAACAACAATCCTGGCAACATCGACCGCACGGGCACGCCGTGGCAGGGTGAGGATCGGTCCGCCGCGGCGATCGCCCGCGAGCAGCGCTTCTGTGTGTTCCTGACCCCGCAGGCCGGATTCCGCGCCCTGGCGAAAACCCTGCTCACCTACCAGCGCAAGCATGGCCTGCGCACGGTGAAGGAGATCATCGGGCGCTGGGCCCCGCCGGTGGAGAACAACACCGGTGCATATGTCCAGCAGGTTGCCACTGCCGTGGGCGTCGCGCCTTCGGAAGTCATCCGCCTGGACAACGCGGTCACCCTGAGCCGTCTGGCTACCGCCATCGCCAGGCACGAGAACGGCGGCATGTACTGGCGCCCGGATGTGATCGACGCCGGTGTTGCAGAGGCGCTGCGCTGATGGTCGGCGGCGGCGTTACCGCCCAAGCGCCCTGGTGGGCGGCCGGGAGCGTCGTCGCGCTCTGGTTGTTCCGGGAGGTGTGGACGGCACTGCTGGCGCGTCGTAAAGACCGCACCGAAACCGATGCCAATGTCGATCTGCTCAATGGGCTCATCCAGCGCGTGAAGTCGCTGGAAGAGTCGCAGGCACAGACGACCTTGAAGCTCACTGAAGAAATCAAGCTGCGCATGACCGCGCAGGAGCAGGCCCACCGGCTGCGGTTGCGGATCATGTCGCTGGAGGCGGCGATGCGCGGAGTTGGTGCGGTCATCCCTCCCGAAGACCCGGTGGAATCCGCATGATCCGCGCCCTCATCGTCGCCATCCTCCTGCTGCTGGGCGTCGTCGTCTGGCAGCGCGGCTCGGTCTCCATCGCGCACCGTGCGGCCGACCAGGCCGCGTCGAGCCGTGACGCTATGGAAGCTGAGCGTGACGCTGCCCGCGCCGAAGCCAATGCCGCGGCCGAAACCCTGAAAGCAGAGCGCAGCAGCGCCGCCGCCGCGAACGCCCTGGCCTCCAAATACGAAAAGGAAAAGAACGATGCACAGACGGCATCTGATCGCCTCGTCGCTGATCTTCGCACTGGCAACCAGCGCCTGCACCAGCGTTGGCAAGCGTCCGTCGCCACCGCAGAGCTGTCCGCGGCCGCCGCTGCCGCCGCCGCCGCTGATGGTCGAGTCGACGACCGAATCGAAAGTGCGGGCCGAGCTGTTGGCGCCGCCGCCCAGTGCGACGCCCAGGTGAGGGGGCTGCAGGCTTATGCGCTTCTTTGCTCGGGAGGTGCCCGGTGAGCGAGCGGGATTTCCTGCGGCAGATGGACGCAACCATTCATGGTGCGCTGGCAATCGCCGGCATGGTCTCCACCGCCACGGTCACGTCGGAGAAGACCGGCGTCGTGACTGCGGGCGTACGGATCTACATCGACCGCGATGTGGAGACCATCGGGGATCTGCAGCAGTTCGTTGCTGGACGGGTCGAAATCGCCTACCTGCGAGCCGATGTTGACCCGGAGCAAGGTGATCGAGTCGAGGTTGATGGCGAGGCATTCGTGAATGTGAAGAAGCTCAGTGACGACGGCTCCCGCAGCCGGTGGCTGGTGCGCCGTGGCTGAGCTGGCTGAGCCCCTTTCCTGGCAGTTGGTCGAATTCCTACGTGATCGCGTGAAACTGATCCGTACCTCGGCCGGCTTCCGCACCGATATCGGCAACGGACTCATCGTGGTTGACGATGATGGGGTCGGCGAAGACCAGTCCGAACCCGCCACCGTCATCTCTGTCCCGCAACTTTCCCGCAGCGGCGGTAGCAGTGCCCAGGTCAGCTCCGACGCGGCAATCACTATCGAATTCGAAGTGCCGCGCGGAAGTGGACGGGAGAACCCGAAGCTGCTTGTGCACCGTGCAAGGCACGACTTGATCCGCGCGTTGACCTTCAACCCCAAGTTGCTTCCGAAGGGCGTCACTGCTTTCGATCTGGTGTCAACCCAGATGGCAACCCTGGAAGACGACGCAGGGCATTCCGCCGTCGTCGCTCAGATCACCGCGCGGGCTGGTCTGACCGAGACCTTCGAGCCCGTCCCCAACCCGAACCCGTAGGAGCAACACCATGGCACAGCCTCAAGTCCGCAAGTTTGCAGGCGATCTGCGCTTCTGGGAGCACGGCGCGAACGGCGCCCGAATTCCCGTCATCCCCGAACCGGCCGACACGTTCGGCAACCAGCCGCTGGAACAGTCGTCGCTTACGTTCAGCTACGAAGCCGGCGACTCGGTGGAGATCAAGAGCAAGCGCCGCGATGCGCGCTATCAGCAGATCATCCACAAGGATTCGAATCCCGGCGTCACCAACGTCTCCATCACCGCGCTGGAAGTGCCGCCGGCCATCCTCGCCCGCATGCTGTACGGCACCCTGGTGTCCACCAAGATCGACGCCGGCACGGCTCCTGATGTTTCCGTGACCGTGGGTAGCGTCAATGCACCCGTGAAGCTGCCTCACAACTTCCTGCTGGCTGATACCGCGCCGACCTTCAAGAAAGGCGCGGTCGACCTGGTTAAGGATCAGGACTACACCCTCGACCCGAGGCATGGCCTCCTGATCCCGAAGCCCGGCGGCGCACTGCAGGATGGCGACATCGTCGTGGCCAATTACAAGTACAACGCATACCTGGAAACCGCCATCAGTGGCGGCACCACGCCCAGCAAGTCCTTCCTGGTCCTGGGTGATATGCAGGACCGTATCAGTGGCGATGAGGGCTTGCTGACGATCCCGAACGTCGATCTGACCGTGGACGGCGACGTGGACTGGTTCAGCGATGAGCCGATCCAGGTGACCCTGACCGGCCCGGTGATCTTCCAGTCCGGCGAAACCGATCTCTACACCTTCAAGATCGCGGCGCTGTCGGCGGAGTGAGCGAGCTGGTGACCTCGGTGACGGGAGGGCGCCTGGGCGGCGCCCTCCCAGCATGAATCAGGAAGGGCCTCGTGGCATCCAATCGCGCCAACAACCTGCTCAAGTTCTATGTCAGCGGCCGTCGCGCGAAGGGCTTCCATGGCCTGACCGACCTAGCCGGCGAGGTGTTGAACCGTTATGACTTGTCCGTCCAGCGGGCATTTATTGGATTGCAGCGGCGCGCTGGCCCGGCCACCACGCAGGAGGTTCGGTCCTCCTACAACATCAAGGCGTCCGCGCTGCGGGGGAAATACCGCGTTGAGACTGGCGAGCGTGGTTACAGCACGGGCAAGCGCGGCAGGGACGATTTCCTGTCCATCTGGGCGAGCACGCGCCAGATCTCGCTGATCGACTTCGGCGGCCGGTGGACGGGCCGGAAGTCCAAGGGCGCGACGGCCAGCATCGGCCTGGGCGAGTCGAAGACCTACGAGGGTGCTTTCATCGCCACGATCAAGGGGCGCAAGGCCATCCGGGTGCGCAGTTGGGATCGTGCGCAGCAGAAGCGTCACGGGCGCGGCCCGGTTCGCATCCTGCGTGGGCCCAGCCCGTTCGAGATGCTCTCCGGCGCTGATGGCAACAGTCGCGCCCTGGCAGCGCGCCGCCGGTTGATCGACCGCTTCCACACCACCTACCTGACTGAACTGCGCCGCCAGTGGCGCATCAACGGAAGCTCCAATGGCTGATCGGCTGGAAGAAGCAATTCGCGTGGTCATCGAGACGCAGGGGCGCGAGGGCGTAGACGACCTGCGCGCGGCGTTCGGCGAACTGGGTGATGTGTCGGTCGAGACCGCCGGCAAGGCCTCCAAACTGCTTGACTCGCTCACCGGGCTCAACGCGGCAGCGGCGAAGGCGGACACCTTCGAAGGCATGCTGGCCGATCTCGCAGAGCTTGAGCAGCAGTTTGGCAGTAACCAGAAGGCCGCGCTATCGCTCAGCCTCAGCATCGGTGAGATGGAGAAGCCGTCGCGCGAGGTGCTGGCTGCCCAGCGCGATCTGCGCAAAGAGGGTGAGCGGCTGCAGAAAGCGCTTACCGAGCAATGGGACGCGGTTGCCAAGGCCGACACCGAGCTGTCCTCATTGGGCGTCAACACGGCCAACCTGGCCGACCACCAGCAGCGGCTGCGAGTTGAGGCGACCCGCAGTGCTGCCGCCCTCACCGAGCAGGCGCGCGCAGCCGCGGCTGAGGCCGAGGCCGGGCGTCGCCGAAAGCAGCAGATCGAGGAAGCCGAGGCTGCCTTCCGCCAGCAGGCGACCACCAGCAAAGCGGCTGCGAAGTCGTTGGCCGAGTACCGAGATCGCGCCGCTGACGCTGCAGCTGGCAGCGGCGACCTGGCCTCGGCCACTGAGAGCACTGTCAGCTGGTTTGGTCGACTCAAGGCGGTGGCTGCTGGTGCGATCGCGTTTGTCGGCCTGAACCGCGTGGTCGATGGCATCAAGGCCATAGTGAAGGAAGGCAGCGACGCCGAGCAGGAGCTGGCGCAGCTGGAGGCGGCCTTGCATGCCACGGGCCGTACCAGCGAGTTCACCGCGCAGAGCTTGGCTGCCATGCGCCAGCAGCTGCAGAGCGGGCTGTTTGACGATGGGCAGATCAGCGCGGCGCAGGTCCGCCTGCTGTCCTACACCAACATCGTGGGCGAGCAGTTCCCGGCAGCGATGCAGATCACCATCGACCAAGCCCAGCGGTTGGGCATGTCGCTGGAGCAGTCGGCCGAGACGGTGGGCAAGGCCCTGCAGACGCCCTCCAAAGCCATGGAGAGTCTGAGCAAGCAGGGCTTCACGCTGGATGACAGCCAGAAAGCACTGATCAAGAGCCTGGAAGCAACCGGGCAGGTGGCCAAGGCGCAGTCCATCATTCTGGACATGCTGACCGAGTCCTACGGCGGCGCCGCTGCGGCTGCGAAGGTGGGTACCATCGCCGGCCTGTGGAAGACGGCCACCGATCGCTTCAAGGATTGGAAGCAGGAAGTCGCCGACCAGGGCGTGCTGACCTACTTCAAGGAACAGCTCACCAGCCTGCTGACCACGCTGGATCGACTGGCCGCCGATGGCAGTCTGTCGCGCTGGGCCAAGCAGACCGCTCAGGCCATCATCACCATGGCCGAGGCGGTGAAGGGCACGACGCAGTGGGTGGTCGACCACGCTCGCGTGATCGGGCTGATGGCCGCCGCGTATGCCCAGTTCAAGATCGTTAGTGCGCTGATCCAGCTGAACGCCTGGCGTGCTGGACTGATCGCGGCCACGAATGCCCAGATCGCCAACAACGCCGCCGTCGCCAGTGGTGGGCGAGGCATTACCCGGTTCGGCGCCCTGTTGCGCGGCCTACCTAGGGCAGTGCCCATCACAGTCGCCGTGCTGGGGCTGGAAGCGGCAATGGGGGGGCTTGATGCGCTCAAGACAGTCGCCCAGGACATCTGGAAGCATCACGACCCGGCCCTGAAGCGCGCCGGCGAGGCGCAGCGGGCCTACATCAGCCAGGTGCGCGACTCGGCGACGCAGCTGCGGCAGCAGTCGCTGGAGTTCATCGCCTATCGTGACGTGGTCATCAAGTCGGCCGAGGAAGTCTCCAAGCTGGGCGAGGCCGAGCGGCTGGCCTACGAAAAGCGCCTGTCGGGGCTTGAGCAGTACCTGACCGCTCAGGAGGGCTTCCTGCTGATGCAGCAGAAGTCCGGCATGGCGACGGCGGAGCAGCTGCAGCAGCTGGGCCAGGTGACGCAGCAGCTGCTGGACGTTTCGACGGCGTTCGCAGCGCTGCGCACCGGCGTCCAGACCGCGGCCGATGCGATGAAGAACGGCATCGGCGGCGCCGCGCAGCAGGTTGTGACGCAGCTTGAAGGTATTGATAGCAACGCCAAGCTGGCGAACGAGTCCATCCGCAAGATGTTTTCCGGGCTCAACTTCGCCGACACGGCCACGCTGGCCTCCGTAGGCGAGGCTCTTGGCTTCATCGCCACCCAAGGTGGCGCTGCCGAGCGCAACGTGCGTGACGGGCTGCTGGCGACGCTGCAGCAGCTGTCGGGTGAAGAGCTGGCCCGATTCCAAGGCGCGGCCCAAGCGGCGTTCGACTCGCTGCCGCAGGCGGCGGTGAATGCCGCAGCGGTGCTGGAGACGACGCTGCTGGCCGCGATGACCAAGCTCGGTGTGGCCTCGGGCCAGCTGGGGGTCAGCTTCACCCAGGCGGGCCGAGATGCCATTGCCGCCTTCGGCGCCGTCACCGAGAACGCGGTGGCCACGGGCACCCAGATCGAGGCGGCCTTCAAGGCGGCGCTGGGCAATGTTGCCACGCTGGATGAGGCGCGCACGCTGGGTAATCTGCTGCAGGCCGCCGGCGAGCAGGGGCGGGTAGGCTTCGACTCGGCTGCCCGGGCGGCTTCCGCGCTGCGTGCGCGTCTGCGGGAGATCGAGGCAGGCCTGAACCCGCTGACCGATGAGTTCCAGCGCCTGGGCATCCAGTCGCAGCAGTCGCTGAACGCTGCACGCGATTCTGCCTGGGAAGCTTTTGAGACCATCCGCAAGGGAGCAGCGAACGGCAAGGCGTCGGTTGAGGACGTTCGTCGTGCCTTCCGGGCCTACTCGGACACGGCCAAGGCCGCCGTGGCAGACAGCGACGAATGGCGCCGGAGTCAGGTCCAGTCGCAGTTGGACGTCCAAGGTGCAATCTATGACACGCGTCAGGCTATCGGTGACCTTGGCGACACGGGTGAATCAGCCATGGGCCGTGTGGAGCATGGTGCGAGAAAGGTGGTGAGTGCCCTGCAAGAGGTAAAGCAGAAATCGGAGGAAGCTGGCGGCGGCGTTCAGAAGGTAGCTAAGGGGGCTGCAGACGCCGACAAGAATCTCACTAAGGCATCCGTCGCCGCCGGGGGCTTCTCGATGAACATGGGTGAGATCTCCGAGCGCACCAGGGAGCTGCTTGCCCAGATGAGCGGCCCAAATGGCCTTCAGCAGTTCGCCAACGTCTGGAACGCGCTGTTCGAGCAGCGGCAGGATCTGGCGAAGTACACCGAGGAACAGAAGAAGCTGCTGGACGGTATGGAAGAGATCTCCGGCAAGAGAAAGGAATTGTCTGAGCGCTTCGACCTGGTCGGTTCCAGCGAGCTGGATGCGATTGTTCAGTTGGAAAGCCAGATCGAGTCCAAGCGGCTGGAGAAAGAGAGGGCAGCCAAGCAGGCGGCAGAAGACCGCCGCCGCGCAGCTCTTGCCGAGGCTGAGGCTCAGGCCAAGGCGGACGCCTCGCGCATCCAGGCCGGCGACAACAAGGAACAGGTTCTGACCATCGACTGGAAGGCGCCCAGCAAGGAAGTGGTGGCCGGCGCCACCGCGGCCGAGATCCAGCAGGCCGAGCGCATCGCCGGCCTTGTCGCCCCCATCGTGTTGCGCAGAATCGAGCGCAGCCGCGCGGTCTCGGTAAGGGGTGCGCGATGAGCCGGGTTGTGCTTGCCGGGATCGAGCTGCCGGCGGATCTGCAGTGGACCGATGAGTTCACCGCCTGGCGCATTGGGCAGCAGGTGCGCACCAGCCTGAGTGGTGCGCTGATCGTGCAGGAGTCGGCGCGGCAGTCCGGTCGGCCGATCACTCTGCAGACCACCCGCGACGGCCAAGCGTACGTCGGCCCGGTGCAGCTGGATGTGCTGCGCCAGCTGCAGGAGCTGAGCGGGCAGCTGCAGGTTGCCCCTTTGACGCTCACCCTGCCGGCGCACAACGGCGGCGACCGCGCATTCCAGGTCCGGTGGCGCCGGACCGAGGGGGCGGCCGTTGAGGCTGATCCCTGCCGATTCGCGGTGCCGGCGCTCGACGCCGACTACTTCTCCATCACCCTTCGCCTTATGACGGTCTGA